ACACCTCTGAATCTTTTGGACTCCCTGCTACTGCTGACCTTATGTTTGCCCTTATTTCTACAGAAGAGTTGGAAGGGTTAAATCAGATAATGGTTAAGCAGTTGAAGAATAGGTATAACGATCCTACTATCTTCAAGAGATTTGTTGTGGGTATTGATCGTGCCAAGATGAGATTGTATGATGTAGAGCAATCTGCACAAGATGATATTCTTGACAGTGGACAAGAAGAGGAGTATAATAATGAAGAGAAGACCCCTAAAAAATCTTTCGAAGGATTTAAATTTAATTAATGACAAAACAAGTAGATACGCAAAAGTATACTGAGTTTGTAGATGCAGTTACTTCTAATGAAAGTAAAGGTTCTGATGCATTTACAGTTCGTTTAAGAGAACTATATTCAGAAGGACTTCCTGTAGAAAGACTTCTTACTGCTGCAGTAGGAATGTCTGCAGAGTCTGGTGAGTTTACTGAGATAGTAAAGAAGATGATATTTCAAGGTAAACCAGTTAATGATGATAACCTATTTCATCTTAAGAGAGAACTTGGAGACATCATGTGGTATGTTGCTCAGGCATGTATAGCACTTGATACAGACTTCAATGAAATCATTGAGATGAATGTTGATAAATTAAAGTCACGTTATCCTGGTGGAGAGTTTGATGTTCATCATTCAGAAAATAGAAAGGACGGAGATGTATGATTAAGAAATTTATAAAACGGTATATTAAATTAATATCAAAAATAAATGAGAGGCATTATTGGCCTCTTTTTATATTTTTATCTTTATATTTTGTTATACCTTATAGTGAATTTATAATCACTGCATTGGTTATTTTTTACTTTACAAAAGGAGAGAAACTTCTTCGTAAGGTATCAGGTTGGTTTACTAAATTTCTTCCTGAATGGGTAAGATTAGGTGGTTCTTTAATCTTCTTTTTGGTTATGTTAGATGATACACTTGCTTACTTTTCTATTATTGCAATCGCATATTGGAGTAATAAACAAGCAAAAAAATTAAAGAAAAATGATGAATTATAAAGATGCTGGTGTTGACATAGAAGCAGGAGATGCTTTTGTTGAAAGGTTAAAAAAGAAAGCACCTAACATTGGTGGGTTTAGTGGATTGTATCCTGTTCCTACAGGATATGAAGAACCTATTTTAGTATCTGGTGCTGATGGTGTTGGTACTAAAATTAATATAGCAAAAATCAATAAAGAATTTACCACTATAGGTATTGATCTCGTTGCGATGTGTGTTAATGATGTGATCACATGTGGTGCTAAACCAATGTACTTCTTAGATTATATCTCTACTGGTAAGATATCTCCTATCATAGATCAAATCATGGAAGGTGTGATTGAAGGATGTGAGATATCTCGCATAGAACTCATTGGAGGTGAAACTGCAGAGCATCCTAGACCTGCACCACCACCAACATATGGTGATGATCTTGATCTTGCTGGATTTTGTACAGGTATAGTTGAGAAGAATGAAATAATAGATGGTAGTTTAATACGTGAGAGTGATGTTGTTATTGGTATAGAAAGTAGTGGAGTGCATAGTAATGGGTATAGTTTGATTAATGAACTTATATGGAGACAGAAGATATATTATAGTGATATGCCTGAGTTGCTTACTCCTACAACAATCTATGCTCCTGTGGTTGCAAGTTTAATAAAAGATTTTCCTATTATGGGAATGGCACATATTACTGGTGGTGGTATACCAGGTAATTTACCAAGGTGTATTCCAGAAGGATTGAAGGTTGATGTTAATTATGATTCTTGGAATCTACCTAAGATATTCAGTAAGATTATGCTTGCTGGTGAGATACCAGAGGAAGATATGAAGAAGACATTTAATATGGGTATTGGATATTGTGTGGTGGTTCCTGCTAATATTGCAACAGATGTTCAACTAAGAATACATGGTCATGGTATGGACTCATGGATTATTGGAGAAGTAACACATATATAATAATAGAATAAAGGACTTATCAATGTTACATATGAGAGAACAATTACTATCAGCACTAATGGCACATGCTCAAGGTGAGATTGCAAAACATAAAGCAAACGTAGAAGTTTATTTGGAACATCCTGTAGGTATTGGTGAGCATTCAGATATAACTGAGGCAATAGGAATAGAGTTAGATAAGATAGCAAGGTATCACGATCAGGTAGAAGTGATAAATAAATACTTCAAAAAGTAATTATTTGATATGGCACAAGCAAAGACTGAAAAGAAAACATCTTTGGAACCTTCAGAGGTGTTTTGTGCTATGGGTCTTTTAATGACTGTAAGCGAGATTAATAAATTAGTTAAAGATAAATCTGGAAAAGAATTATTACGATGGGCATCTGAAACAAAAACAATAAGTCAAGCAGAAAAAGGAATTACACCTTTTGATAATAGATTTAAAAAGATGTTTGAGAGTGCTGGGGATCCAAAATTTGTAAATGATATTAAAAAAAGAGAACCACTTGTTGCTAATATAGTTGCAGGTTTTTCTGCAGCTTTGGGTATTAAAAGGTTTATGTATTTTATGGGTGATAGTAATAAACCTGTACCTAAAGTTTATCTAACTGGTGCAACTTGGCCACAAGAGGTAAATGATTTTAGATTACAAAATGAAGATACTAAATTTGATTACAATTCATCTGATATGGTAGCTAAGTCTGATATTGATACTTTCTATGGTATTTCTCTTAAGAAAAAGAAGAATATTACAGGTGCTGATCCCACTCTTATAAACAAAGCATATTCAACTTTTATTGATGGTGATAAATTTATAAAGCAAAGAAATAAGTTAAATGAGATAAGGCAAGAGTATTTTGCAGAGATGGTAAGAAAGGCTCAAAAAGAAGGTATAATTAATTTATTGATAGATGGTACACCTGTGGATAAGATTAAAGATTCTCAAAAAATATGGGACCATAAGGTTACTGATCCAAGAAATCCAAAGAAAAAATATTCTGTAATTAATTTGAAAGGTTTGAATACGGATGATGAACCTGTTGAAGTTAGTGAAGTTACAGACCCTCTTCTATTTGATGCAACAAAAAAAGGTACTATGGGACTGAGAGATTATATTAATAATGATTTAGCTAGACCTGATAATGAATTGTATGGCAATATGAATAAAATTATCCAGAAGAATGCTAAATTTTTTGCTGATAGTTTGATTGATATAGTTCTTAAAACAAAAATGCAAACTAAATTATTGGCAAAGAATATTGGTAATTTTCATTTTGAGTTTTGTCTGGTTACAGGATTTGCTGATTTTACACAGAATAAAAAAAACATAGAAGATTCTAAATTAATATTGAAACCAGCAACTGTGATACCACAACATACAATATTATGTGGACTTGCAAATTTACAAGCAAATAGAAAGAAATATAAGATGGAACTTGATACGATAAAAAAAGATCAAACAAATGCAGCAAAAATTTTCTATAATTTATCAAAAGATGGTGTAAATATTCTTGAGTTGCAGTTAAGATATAAGGGTGACTTTAAACAACCACCCCAATTCTTTGCAACATTGTCCACTGATTTTAAACATCAGATGTTTGATGAATGTAAAATTAAGAGAGCAGAAAGACAAGATAAGCACAATAGAGCTTTAGGTAAAAAATTATAAGTATTATGAATCCTAAAATACAGAATCTAATAAAGACTTTTGAGTCTGATAATAAAGGTAAGAAAAGATTTAATGATTTCTTACAATACTGTTTTATTTCTATTAAGAACCCTAAGAAAAATAGTAAGTCTAAGAAGATAATAAATAAATATGATACCTTACGACAAGATATGTTAAGTTATCTTGTTGCAAACGAAAAAGAGATAACTATACAATTATCCAAATGAAATCATTTTTCCAATTTTTATCTGAATCTACAGCAGTTCAGCAGGCTGCCCGTATGGGTTTGACTGGTGATGGTCATGGTGGATGGTATAAGGATGGAGAATTTGTTGCAAAGACAGAGAAGGGTGTATTAAAGTTTTATAATAAAAGACAGAAGATGGGTCAGCAAGATCCAGCACAGTCTGATAAAGAAAAAAGATTATCACATACAACATCTGCACGTGCACA